TGGTGCGCTCGGCGGGAATCGAACCCACGACCCTCGGCTTCGGAAACCTACCGAGCGCAACATAAGTTAATTTCCTTTTATGTTTTTCAAAAACGCTTGCAAAGTCTTAATTTCCTCATCTTTTTCAATTACTTTTTTCATAGCGTCAAAATATAACTCTCTATAATCAGTATTCTTAGACACCTCTTCTTCTTTAGAATCATCCTTGAAAGCCTGAGTAATCAAACCTATCCAAAAGAAAAAAGAAGGAATACCTACGAAAAAAACAAACGCTTTGATTATCCATTTAATACTTTGAAAATATTCAAAAGTTACATATTCCATAGCACAAAGCCTAATTTATCATATCAACAGCACTAACTAAGTGCGAATAATCAAGGTGAGCATAGCGCATTGTGCTATCAATATCACCGTGTCCTAATAAGTCTTTGACAGTATATATACCAACACCATTTTGAACAAGCCAAGACGCATAAGTATGCCGTAAATCATACATAGTACAATTTACTTTTGCTCTCTTTTTGCACAACTGAAAGCCTTTACTATAGCTCTTTATATGATCGCCAGTTTTCGGATTAGTAAAAACATAATTGCCTATAGCTTGCCCTTGTCTCTCCAATAGCAACGCCATAGCAGTATTATTCAAATACTTATACATCGTCCTTCTTGACTTACTATAATGATTTCTAACAATAAATTGCCTTTTATCTAAATGCACATTTGACCAACTTAATGTTAATAGCTCAATAGGACGGCAGCCTGTCATCGTCAGCAATACTATAAAATCATGTAAATCATTATTGCCAGTCTCCAGCGCAGCAGCAAGTAACCTTTCATATTGCGACCTATTCAAATAATTAGCAATATAGTCAGTCTCTATAAACTTAACCTTTTCAAATGGATTATTAAGCTTTATCTCATAATCTTCATTAACCCGATTAATTGCAGCCCTTGCATAGCTAACTTCTCTATTTATTGTCGCATTGGAGACAGTCACACGCCTAAAATTGGCATATTCCTTTACGTCTTTTTTCCTCAAATCCCTTAAAAGATAGGCATCAAAAAAGCGCAAGTTATGCGCTCTATAATGATATTTATTATCGGTCAAATGATAGTGCTGATAATACTCGATAACTTCTGATAATTTACTAAACATCGTTAAAACTCCTTTGTTCGTGCAAAAGCGCACAAACAAAGATTAGCTAACACCTGCCGATACTTTGGGCAGCATACCCTTTTGTGACAAATACAAATTACAATCATGATTAGATACGTGAGTTAATAAAACGCCGTTAACATTATAAACAGAACACTTATCACCATTAGCCATGCCAGACACAGGCACTAGATTAATATCATCAATATAACCACCGCTTAATGGGTCAAACACACCAGCAACAGGCGCAGCACTACCATTAGCAGCAGACGGCACTTGCAACGACTGACCAGCTACAGGCGCAGTATCATTAGCAGCAGACGGATTAAAAGGGTTTTTTGTTAATGTGCTTTTATTGTCCGCACTGGCAGCAAGCGCAGGCGTAACATCTTTGCCACGCATACCAGCAATCAAAGTTGAATCTTTACTATCACCAACCGCCCAAAAGAACATAACGACCGCAAACAAAATGACAGACGTAAAACCTATAATTGGTTTCCACGGTATCCGCTTTTGATGCGTGTTAATCGTTGTCGATTTATATAACTTGAAAAGTCTATCAGGCGGACTAAAGTTAAACTTACGCTCCGCACTCATTTTAATGGAGACAGCGTTAGGATTTTGGCGATATGAGCCGTATTGATAGACTTTTGATACCCAGCCCCAAGGCACAGTAATATGCCAATGCAATCCGATCAAGTCCTTTATCTGAACGTGCAGCAAGTTAGCCGACTGTGTAATGAAATAGAAATCAAAGCCCCTATGCCTATGAATGGTCAAATCTTGAATAATAGGCTCATCTTTATTCTTAGTCTGCTTATAAGGCTCGACTAGCTGTATTTCATCAATAACGATGATTGAACCGTCAGGTGCTTTGCGCCAATCGACCCTATCCTTATCATCTAGCAAATCATAGAGAGAGCGTACAAAATCAATTTTAAGGGCATTAATATTTGTATAAATCGTTCGCACTGGCAGCAGATACTTAAAACCCTTGATAGCTTCCGCTTCGACAATTCTATTTATTATGGTGTTATAAATAGTCGCTATTTTATAATAGTCATCAGGACGCAAGCCGTCATACTCTTTATTTAACCCATCAAAATAATCATCATTTAAAATGGTTAAGACTTGCTTTAAGGTATGGCCAGAGCCAACATCATCATAATAATAGGTCAACTCATTTTGCAAATTATTATCAGCAATCAGTTTTTTATTATGCTCATAAAATGCAATATTTTTTATTAAGTTTGCCTTATTTTCGGCTTCGATTTTATCTAGCTTTGATACTACGAAAACCGTTTTCTTTGCGCCTGGCACGCCTGTTATTAGTCCTAACATATTAAGCTCCTCCGCTGTTCGTCGTCATCAATCGTCGTTCCTCCTCTTCTTCCTCCTTACAGCGTCGTCACTTTTTACGTAGAGTTAAAGAGCCAGCGTTTTTAGCGACAGAGGCAACGATTGCGCCTAGTATTATGCTGATTGCATAATCAAACCCAGCAATATGAGCAAGGCTTAAAATATCGGCAGGAATTGAATTAGCATTACTTTTAAACATATCAATTAATTGATTAATAAAAATCATTGACCCAGCAGCAGCACCAAGCGTAAGCCCAGCACCAAGCAACACATCTTTAAGCCAACCCTTATTAATACCTTTTAATAAATTAGCTAAAATACTAAACATCTTTGCGACCTCCTAATATATAAAGCGCAAACAATGACGAAGCAGCATAAACAGGGAATTTAACAAACGTAGAGAGAAAGCCACAAAATTTAGACGTATCAAGCAAAACAATGTTAATAGGATTACCAAAGATTGAGCCGTTAAACTCGAAGTTAGCAGGGCATGAGCCGCCAAAATTTATGTCAGTATCAACTGGCACAACGTCAGGAACAGGAATATCCAATTCAGTGTCCTCAGGCTTTGGCTCAGGCGGTGGCTCAGATTTAAACCAATCAGAAAGACTGGTTATTGACGACAAGATACCAGCAAGCAAAGCCTTTAAAGCATTGATAGCTGATATTATCCCAGCAGGGTCAAACGGTTCGGCAGGTGCATCAGGGTCTTTAGGCGGGTTTTCAGTATCAGGCGGATTTTCTACACCAGTATCAGCTTCGGCAGCAGCGTCTAAAGCAGCGTCATGCTCACCAGCAGCAAACCCCTCAAGCGCAGTTGCTTTTACAGCTTCTTGGCTTGGCGCATGACCAGCAGCAGCATTAGAAATGACCTTAGCAGCGACAGTATCAATGGGAATACTAATATATTCTTGCTGGTCACCACCAGTTACAACACATTGAGCAGCATAAGCACCAGTACCACCACTACAATAAACAGCAGTTGATGTAACCTTAGTAGCAAAACCTCTATCCCACTGTTCACAAACTTGGTCAGCAGTTTTAACCCACGATTTGTTAGAAGTACAAGGAGTAGTACCAACCGAAACAACAGCAGGGTTTTTGTACTTAACAGCATTATTAGCAGGGTCAAGAACCCAATCAATAGCACCGTCAGCCAATTCGACCATTGCAAAGGCAAGAGCAGCAGCACCACCACCTTTAATAAGATGCTTACCGACTTTGGAAGCACTAGCAGCAACAGTAATAGAGGACTTTAAGGCTTTACCGCCAGCAGTTTTAGCAGCATTAATTGTGGTATTAGCACCAGCGATAAGGCTATCCGTAGCAGTCCAACCACCAATTGACGTATTGGCATTGGCACGAGCAGTAGTAGCAAAAATAAGCGCAAAAGAGAGAATAAAAGCCAGCACTCGCTTGATTATAGTATTCATAAAAGCACCCTATCGAAAAGACATCGCAACTATAAAAAGAGCAAATGCAACCATCGCATAAGGCAAAAGATTTAATAAACTAGGTGCATCAGTCATAATAATTCCTTAAAAAAAATAGCCCTACTTTTTAAGGTAGAGCCATTCTTAAAAGCATAACAAAGCAGAAACTACGCTTTATTAACACCTGATTTAAGATACTCATAGCCTTTAAATGCGCCTTTAATACCAATGCCAATAGCAAAAATGCCTAAAGCAACAGTAAGCGCAGCAGTAATGTTTTCACCAGCGTCAGCACCTAAAGAGGTGATGTTATCGGCAGCCAATGCAACATTGGTAGCAGAAATCACAGCAAAAGCAACAGCAGCTTGAGCTAATGTATTACGTTTTTTAGTTGGCGCAACAACGACAGTATTTTGTGACATAATTAGCTTTCCTTTATTTAAGCTAGTTTGATTGCTTTGGCTATGACAACATAAGCGCAGCATAGTCCAAAGAACGATATTAGCCACCCTCCTATAAGATAAGCATCGGCTTGTGAGAAAGTAACGACGCTTTGATAATCTTGGAGGACGACCCATTCCATGCACGCATTGGACGCTTCATCTAGCGAGTTGCAAACGTACATGAGAATTCCTTAATTAAGCAGTTTTAGCTTGTTGGCTTTGAATAGGCTTAACATCAAGCACAACAAGCTTAGAAGCCTTACCAGTCGTTTGGTTTTCCCAAGTAACTTCGGCATTAAAAGCTTCTTTTATACGGTGCTTTTGAACAAAGTCATGATAGTTATCAGACAAGCCCCAGTTATATTCGATAGACGGATTACCAAAACCTTCAGCATCAGATGAAAATTCAGTTTCGATATAAACCTTAGTAGAGTCATAAGAGCGACCGTTTTCCATTACACCTTTACTAGGTTTCATGGCTTTAACGATAGATTGTGTTTTAAATTGCATAGCAAGATTCCTTTAGTACGTTTTCGTAAGGGTCAGATTCAATCATTGGAGCGCCAAAGGGTGTCCAATGGGGTGCACGGAAAATCATTTTTTCAAACAAGCGCAAACGCTTAGGGTAATAATCGGTTTTTTCAGTCACTAGCATTTCTAATATTTCGCTGTCATCTTTATATATGTCACGGAACACGCGCATATAACGACCAAATTGATGCTTAACGACTTGCACAGACTTATGAAAGCTAATATTCATAGTCTTTTTAATTGTCTCTATACGAGTAGGAGAAAAATTTTCATTAGCGGTTGCATACTGTGCAATCTCTGTCATATACGGATAAGTACCAGCAAAATACTCACTTGGATAAAGCAATATATCTAACGGAATAATCCGAGACTTATTACCAAGCTCGACCTCATGCCTAAACCACGGACTTTCAGAGTTTCCAAGCTGTTTGCCTTTTTCATAACCTCGATATAACTTGCCATTGGCACGACTGCCAACTTGGAGCGTACGACCGCGCCCTTCATGACGTTTCCAATCGCCCAAATGCTGGACGTTAGGCAACTTATTAGTAAGAGCAAAACCGCTATTTGTATCAGCTTCATCAGCTAATTCAGCAGAGCTATACAAACCCTCTATGTCATCGTGTGCCAAGTCACAACGCGAGATTTTAGGGTCTATAGCACTACTAGAGAGCCATTGAAATAGGCCAAATTCCCACCAAGTTTCAGCTACGTGAGTGCCCTCACCATAAATCATGACCAAAACACTAGGATTATCAGCATTAAAGTTATGAATACCGATTAACCCCAACGGCATAGACGGATCACCAATGCGAAACGTGTAGTGATAACGGTTACGACTTACGCCAGTATCATGAATATCAGCGAAATCATCGCCCATAATTAGCCTAAGCACACTACCTATCTGATACGCCATTTGTGTGGCCAACTTGCGTTTTTGGTCATTATCAATATCAGGGTTAATCATGTTTTGGTGCAATTCAGTATCAAAAGTATCAGGGTGTACTACAAAGTTAAGGGCATCAATTACAGCTATTTCACCATTTACGGGTATACGCAAAGAAACTTCTTGAGGTTTGCCATTTTTACCCATGACAACGGTTGTCATATGTTGCGAGATTTGACGCAATCCGTCTAAAGGCATAGTTTCGTTCATTTGCATAATCCGTTACCCCCGTATTACTACTTGGGGGTTTCGTTCCCCCGAAAATTCTCGTTCTATTGACCTTTACCGAAAGCAACGCGCATATGGTCATTTTCTTCTTGTACCAAGTTGGCATAAGTGCCAATGGCGTTTTTTGTGGCAGCATCAAAAGATTTTGAACGAGCGATTTCGATTAATTCAAAAAGTGCTATTTCTTCGGCTTGGGCAATGTTGCCGTCCGAAATTAAGTAACCAGCAGATTCATTTAGAGACATAGCAACAAATACAAAAGCAGCTTGCTGGAACTGTTTTTCAGTTTCATAAAATGCGTATGTCATAAATGCCCCTAGAGATTGGTAAGTACTAGCTGATAAAGATTGAACACTTGGCAAGCAGTAAATGCAGCTAGTGGGTCAGTTATTAACCTTAAATAACGAAAAGATGTTATCTAAGGTTAATAACTCGACCGTCTGTTAAACGGTCGGGTAATGGCTTTTTCTTCGCTGTCTCATTGTTCTGCGGAGATAAAAAAAAGCAAAGAGTTGAAGTAAAGCAATATGTAAGAACATCAATAAGTAGAAAGTAACGACTAATAAACTAATGAGAGGAAACTTTATAAGCGTTAGTGACTCAATCAATTCATCCGAAACTAAAAGGTTCATTTCTAGGAAAGGTTGGTAATTCATGGCCATTACTCCAAGTTAAGAGGAACAGCAGAACCATTAACAGGTACAGATTCTTTAAGTAATTCAAAACGCGCAAGGATGCCCCCACCCACTTCATCCAATGGAGAAGTTTCTGGAGGGCGAGGGCAAAGGGTTTCTTCTCGAAGTGAAGTATCTTGATTGTTTTTAGAATAAGAACGAGCAGGAGCTAACTCAGGAAAAAGACGCGGAAAATTAGAATATAACTCTTGGTTCTTCTTTGAATTACGATTTGACATATTAAACACTCCAGAATAGTGTAGAATTTAGTTAAACCCCTTTTGGGTATAATCCCATTTGGGAATATTTCAAGTTAAAAAAATATCCATGTGTGTGGCATGAATATAATCCCATTTGGGAATATTAGCAAGGAGAATTTAATATGATTGTACAATTATTTGAAAAAGCAGCAGAAAAGATAGGAAGCCAAGCAAAACTAGGCAAAGAACTCGGCATTAATCAAGGGAGAGTATCAGCATTTAAAAACTATAAGAGTGGAGACAAGCGGAAGCCAAATGATGAAACTATATTAAAAATAGCAGACATATTAGGATTAGACAAAGGGGAAACACTATATAAAGCTAAGCTGGAACTAGAGCCAGAACAGGCTTATTTATGGGAG